AGCGACTTTCGTCACATGGTGCATGACGCATTACGCAGCCTCCGCCGCGGCTAAGACGCCAGCGGGGTGTTTCAGCACGTGGGCCGACGATCATATAAACCAAACCATCGCAGCCATGCAGTCGGTCTCATCCGCCACCGCGACAGCCACCGCTGCGGCAGCAGTCGTACCGCCCGCCATCGTCCCAGCGCAATAGGGCCAAACCATGATCCGTCGCCTCGCTCTCCTCGCCATCCTCCTCGCCTCGCCAGCAATGGCGCAGGACGCGCCAGCGCCGCCCGATCCCGAGCAGGTCATCGCGCAGTGCAATGTCGCCATCGGCACCGCGCAGGTCAATCAGGGCCAAGCGGAGTTACAGGTCGTCACGCTCAAGAAGCAGCTCGCGGACGCGCAGAAGCAGCTTGTGTCCGTACAAGGACGGCTTTCAGGATTACAGGAGACGCAGAAGGCAGCGCTAGACAAGGCCGCGAAGAAGCCCCCAGTCGAGAAGCCACTTCATTGACAACGAGCGGCTCATATTCCTTTTTGCCGGCCACAGGCGAGCTTATCGTCGCGGCCTACAGGCGCATACAGATCCATCGATCAGAGATTCTGACAGAGCATTTGGCCGACGCGCGCAACGAAGCCAATTTCCTGCAATCGTCATGGGCGAATCTTGGTCCCCTTCTATGGACCGTGGATCTGCAAACCGTCGCTCTGGTACAGGGGCAAGCCTCATATTCTGTACCTGACGAAACCGTCATGATGCTCGACGTCTATATCTCGATCCCCAATGGCGACGGAACGACATCTGATCGTATCATCACGCCGTTCAGCCGAACTGAATACGCTTCGACACCTGATAAGTCACAACAGGGGTCTCCCACCAGCTTTTGGTTCGATCGGCTCATCTCAGGAACATTCAAGCTTTGGCCGGTTCCGGACGGCAGTGTTCCGACCTTGAGCTATTATCGATTCACCCAAATTCAGGACGCGACGCTCGCCAACGCTGCAAATCCGCAGATCCCCTATCTTTGGCTCGATGCGTATGTCGCCGGCCTATCGCATCGTCTGTCGCGGATTTACAAGCCAGACATGGAATCGGCGCGCGAACAGGACGCGATCAAGGCGTACAATGTGGCCTCGACACAGGGAACGGAGAACGTGCCTTTATATTTAGCGCCGATTACCGCAAGTTATTGGCGTGCCGTTGGGCCGCTCCTCGCCGCGTCTGGAGGAATTTTTATGGCGCTCCATTTGATGTCTTTCTCGGCCTAGCTGAAATGAGGGCTCATGGTCACGCAAGAGTAAGTGCGCGGCGGCCCGCTGCGGCCGGGATCTGCGACAGATGCGGACGCCTCTTCACGCACTCGACCTTGCGATGGCAGTTTGACTGGCGCGGAGAACGGTTGCAAAATCTTCGCATTCTGGTCTGTGATTCTGGCTGCTATGACGAGCCCCAAGAGCAGCTTCGCGCCCGCATTCTATCGCCTGATCCTTTGCCTATTTTCAACGCGCGTCCGCAGCCTTTCACGTATACTGGCATAAGCATCTACGAATCTAATCTGATCTTCGCGTCCGATGGCGTGACAATCATCGGCGCCGCTGATGGGGTCACCGCCATACTAGCCTCCAACAATCCAGACGTGAGCTAACATGACAGTTGGAAACGTCTCGACATATATAGACTTTGCGCCCGCCATCGCGCTCAATGGGAATGAACTCGTCCTGATCTATCAGCAGGGCAATAATGTCACGCCGTGGATAACGGTTAACTGCACGACTGGGCAGATCGCCAATCTCCTCAATGGTGGGGTCTCAAATACGCCGTCCATGCGCCAGCTATTCGCCGCCATGGCGTTTCAAAACGTGATGGTGAGCGCGTTCGAACAGCTCCCGTCAGACATTACGAACACCTACTCAATCGCGTGGAATCATGCCTACCGAATGCCGATCAACGATCCGTTCGTAAGCGGTTTTTTGCAGCCGGCGCTTGGTTACACTGGAGCGCAGATGACCTCGCTGTTTGCTCTGGCTCTAACGTATCCGATATAGATCATGTCATTGACATACACCCAATACGTCGCCGAGCTGGCGCTTCTTGCGCAGTTCAACCCGGCAGATCCTAATTTTCTCGCCAATCTTCCGAGCTGCATTGACTATGCGACGGACCGGATCACCAGGGAGCTTAATCTCCTCAATACGGTGACGGCAAATTCCACCATCGTTCTGACGACCGGAAAGCGTATCGTGTCTCTGTCTGCTCTAAATCCGATCTTCAACGTTTTGCAGGACATCAATGTTCTGACTCCGGTTGGAACGACAAATCCTGACCTCGGATCGCGAAACCCGCTCACTATCCAGAGCCGCGCCTTCATGAACTGGACGTTTGGATCAAGCGAGGCTACCGGAGTTCCGGAATATTTTGCCATGGTCACGGATCAGACCATCATGGTCGCGCCATATCCGGACAAAGCTTACAATCTTGAGATCATCGGCACGGTTCGTCCGGTTCCTATCTCCTCGACAAACGCCACTAATTGGATTTCTCTCTATCTTCCTGATTTATTCTTAATGTGCTCGATGATCCAGATGAGTGGATTTAAGATGAATTTTGGAGCGCAGGCGGACGATCCTAAAATGGCGATGTCCTATGAGCAGCAATATACCTCACTTCGTGACTCATCGGCCGTAGAGGACGCCATGAGAAGGTACGCGGCAACGGGATGGACATGCGAGTTGCCGTCACAGTTTAATACGGCGCGCACCTAAATGCCGACGAATACCGTTCGCCTAACGCCCGGCGTCAATATAAACCAGACGCCAAGCCTCAATGAATCGGCATACCAGACCACGCAGCTTATCCGCTGGGATCCGGGCTCCGGTCTCCCCCAGAAAATTGGAGGCTGGACTAAATTCTATTCGGTTCCGATAGATTCGACAGTAACGGCTTTGCATCCATGGGAGGATCTATCTGGGGTTCTTCATCTTGGCGTCGGCGCGACGGATTCCCTCGACGTCATCACGGCTGGAGTTCTCGAAAACATCACCCCGCAGTTGGTAACGACCAATTCAGCGGTGAATTTCTCGACGACGTCAGGAAGCCCAATTGTCACCATAATCGACGTCGGAAGCAACGCGACGGTCTATGATGTCATAATTCTCAACACGCCGGTCAGCATCGGCGGCATCGTCCTCTCTGGAGCCTACCCTGTTACTGAGGCAATCTCGGCCGACGAATACACGATCACAGCTTCCTCGGCCGCCACGTCGAGCGTTCCCAACTCCGGGGCGGTTCCGCAATTCACCTCAGCGCTCGGAACCCCCTCGGTCACTGTCGTTCTCGCCAATCATGGATATTCAGCCGGCAGCACCTTCCCGGTGACGCTTGCGACGATGGTCGGTGGTCTTACGCTTTCTGGCTTCTATACGGTCAGCGGCGTCACTGACGCCAACACATTCGTCATCAACGCCGCCAATCAGGCATCTTCGACGGCTACCGTCTCGATGAACGGCGGCGACGCGCAGATCCTCTATTACATCACGCCCGGACCTTCGGCGCTTGGAACAGGCTATGGCGTCGGCGGCTACGGCATGGGCGGTTATGGCAACGGGGTTCCTCCCCCTCCCTTCGTTGGGACGCCGATCACCGCTGTCGATTACACCCTCGACAATTTCGGAGGATTCCTCGTCGCATGCCCAGACAATGGCCCTATCTTTGTTTGGCAGCCTGAATCCGGTCTCTTCAATGCGCAGATGATCGCCAATGCGCCGACCGTCAACACTGGCGTCTTCGTATCGATGTCGGCCGAGATTATTATCGCCTATGGATCGAGCGTTCTGGGCATTCAAGACCCGCTCCTGATCAATTGGTGCAACGCTGGGGATTTTACCGTCTGGACAGCAGCGGTCACCAATCTAGCGGGAGAGTTCAGGCTCTCAAGAGGATCGAGAATCATCGGAGGCCTACAGGGACCGCAATATGCGATCATCTGGACGGATCTGGATGTCTGGTCGATGACATTCATCGGCGCCCCTGACGTATTTAGCTTTACGGAACTCGCGACTGGTTGCGGATTGATCGCCAAGTTCTCCGGAGCCGTGCTGGGGACGACGGTTTTCTGGATGAGCCAGAAGCAGTTCTTCGCGTTGCCGGCCGGCGGTAGCGTCACGCCGGTCCCGTGTACGGTATGGGACTGGATCTTTCAGCAGTTGGATACGACGAACCTCGAAAGCATCCGCGCTGCACCAAATTCACAGTTCGGAGAGATCACATGGTATTTTCCCGTTAAGGGCGGCGATGGGAAAAATTCAGCCTATGTGAAATTTACGCCCCAGTTCTCGGCTTGGGATTATGGTCTTCTCGGCCGCTCGGCGTGGGTCGATCAATCCGGACTCGGACCGCCGATCGGCGCCGATTCTGAAACGAACTATTTATATCAGCATGAAACCAGCAACGACGCTGATGGAGCGGCTATGCTTCCTTCCTTCTCGACAGGGGACTGGGCGCTTTCTGACGGTCAGGATATGATCTTCTGTGATCTAGTCATGCCGGATTTCAAGTTTGGCCAACAAGGTCAGGCGCAGAATGCAACCGTGAACATCGAGTTCACATATTCAGACTATGCGGTCGGAACATCCTATTCGACGCCGAGCTATGCGATGCAGGCAACATCCCCCTCATTCCTGAATGTCCGTTTTCGCGGGAGGCTGGCGAGCATGACGGTTTCCGGCGACGACCGCGGCTCATTCTGGCGGCTTGGCGGCCTGCGTATCCGCACCGCGCCGGACGGGAGGCTTTAATGGCGCAAGGTCAGGACTTTCTTTCTTCAGTCTCGGCGGCAGGAGGAATGAATCTTCAAAATGTCATTACAAACCTACAAAACGTCGTTATCGCCATCAATGCGCTGACGCAAACGATAGCATCTCAGTTCACTGTCGATCATGTCTATACGGTCGCGACGCTACCAGTCGTCGGCGCCCCGACAAGAGCTTTCGTCTCGAATAGTTCGGTTGCTGGATCCGGTAATTTCGGAGCTACTGTCGTCGGCGGCGGATCGAATTATGTCCCGGTCTATTGGGATAACATCAGTTGGAAAATCGGATGAGCGTCGTCGGTAGTGATCGCACCAAAAACATCGCGGCGAGGTTCGCCTTATCTATGGGCAAGAGATCTAGGCAGCATTTCGCAAGCGGGGGAGTCGTTGGGCCTTTGATCGATACCGGCCCAGGCAGGACTGACACCCTGCCGATCAGCGTTCCGCCCGGATCGTATGTCATGCCCGCCGACGCGGTCTCTGGATTACCGGGCGCCCAGGGGAATTCCCTAGCCGGTCATGTTGCTCTTAATAAGCTTCTTAACGCAATGCCGCTATCGCCAGACGAAGCGCCATACGGGGCTAGCAGTCCGAAATTGGCGCGCGGGCGAACCATTCCGGGGCTCGCTAGTCAGCATCATATGGAGGCCGAGTCCCTTGATAAGTCCACAGGGGGCAAGGTTTCTGGCCAAGACGACAAACCGATCGATATCCTTGCGGCAGGCGGAGAGCATGTGATTCCACCTGAGATGGTTAAGCGCATTGGCCTCGGCAATCTTTCGCGCGGACATGCCATCCTAGACGAATTTGTTAAAGAGATCAGGAAGCGGAACATAAAAGACCTAAAAAAGTTGCCACCTCCTGTTCGTGATGGTACTAAATGACCGACGAAATCCGCATCGCCACGCCCGATGATTTCCAAGAGATATTCCGCATCTCGTGTCTTTTGCATAAAGAGAATGGAATGCACGAATTCAGCGAAGAGAAAGTGCGGAATCTTATTTGGCGAGGCGTCAATAGAGATAATTCTATCATCGGAGTCATTGGCTCACATTCAGACATTAAGGCGATGCTCTATCTCGTGATCGATCCGGTTTATTATAGCGAGCAATGCCAGCTTGTTGAGCTGTGGAATTTCGTGAGGGCGGACTGTCGGAAGTCTGACTTCGCTAAGCGCATGATCCAGTTTGCCAAGCGCTGCGCCGATGAAACAGGATTGCATCTTACCATAGGCGTCATTTCAGACGAGCGGCTAGAGGCAAAAGAGCGTTTGTATGCTAGACTCCTGCCGAAAGGAGGAGCTTTCTATGTCTACAGAGGAAAGGGTAGTGGAAATTCGTCGGCGCCCGAAAGTTACGGTCGAGAGCGTCAGGATGTCGTCCAGGGAAGAAGCTAGGCGGGAAGGCATTAGGTTCTACCGAGAGGATAACCCATGTAAAAAAGGCCACCTCGACCTACGGAAAGTGGTCGATGGCAAATGTCGAGAATGTGTAAGACTCACTCTCAAAAAGATTAGCGATAGGAATAAGGAAAAAAACAGAATAAGATCGCTAATTTGGCATCGAAATAATTTAGAGAGACACTGTAAATCCATGCGGCTTAGGTACTTAGACAATCCTGATAGAACTAAGGAGCTCGCGAGAAAGTCGTACTGGGCAAATCCAGGAAAAACTAAGAACAATGTTCGTGAATATCGTATCAGGAATTTAGATGCGTGTAAGATCAGAAGTGCGGCGTGGCGTGCCGCCAATCCAGAGAAGATCAGAGCCTCTAAGAGAAATTCTAAAGCCAAACGTAAAAACGCCGTAGGAACTCATACCGCAGATGACGCTGCTCGTATTAGAAAAGCGCAATCTGGCAAGTGTGCGTATTGTAAGACAGCACTAAAAAGAAAAGGTCATCTTGATCATATCGAGCCAATAGCGCGCGGTGGTTCAAATTGGCCTCACAACTTACAATGGCTTTGTGAACCATGCAATCTTTCTAAGAACTCGAAGGATCCCATCGTGTTTGCGCAGGAACTT